ACGTTTCTCCTTACGATATTTGGTGATTGTGATCCAGGAGTTGGTAAAGTAAAGAAGAAGAGTGTTCCAGTTCTTCTGTTCGTGTCTGGAATATCTGAAACATATACGACCTCTTGTATTCCGGCAACAGTAAATCCACTTGACTTTATATTATAACCACTCATTGATTTAATATGGAATTGATTTCCAAATCCGATTTGATACTCTACAAATGTATCTAAAGTTAATCTTAAATCTCTTCTAATTGCAATTGTAGTGATGTTCGAGGTTATTGAATCATGACCATCATCAATTAACTTAAGCAATTTACTATACTTTAGTCGAGCACCATACTTATTCAATTCAGTTGATTCTGCATACTTATTGACGTTGTTTTGAACAATACTAGAGACAAAAGTTGATGAGGGAGCTAAATTAGTGTTATAATAAATTTTACTGCTAACTTCAACATACAAATACTTAAGATCAAGTAGTTCTGGAACGATTCCAGCCACAGAATACTTTTTCAGTTTTTTCTTAATATTTTCTTTGATAAGATTTGGAATGAAATCACCAAATCTTGGTTTAATACTAATGAAAACTTTTCCATACTGAGGGGGAACTAACTCTTCACCACCAAAAACAGATATTGACTCGGTTTCTGGATAAATTTGTGTAGGAATTAGGGATTCATAATCATTTGCAGTTAATGCTCTGTTTTGAGAGGCATAAATTCTTGGTGCAAACTTTTTAATTGACTCCACACTTTCAATTTGCTCACCACCCCTTGCACTAAGTCCAGTTGTTACTAAAGAGATACCTGACGTAACAACATACTCTTGATTATTTCTTGAGAAAACTAACCTTCCCGCAAAACTAAATTGTCCAACTCCATTTGCAGAGTCACCGTTTGATGCAATATAATCTACACTTACATAATTGTTATCTTCAAGTTTTCTACCAAAAAGACCATCACCAAAAATTACTTCATACCTTTCATCATCTGCCTCTTGAAGGTAATAAACAGTTGAATCAGGTTTTACTTCAAATAAACTATCTTGACGACTATATTTTACACTTCTGGACGATGACTGATTTGGTTTGACTCTTACAGTTAATAATTCAGTGTCAATTCCAATATTATCTAAAATAAACTTTGCATTTGGGTTTCTTGCAGTATAAGTGAAGTTAGCTGTTAGTAAACTTCCCTCATAAATTGAGACATTGTTAAATTCAGCAATTCCATCATTGACTGGAACAGTTAGATCTTCTAAAATGGAAAATACAAATGAAGAATTACCAAATCCACCTTGTGAAGTTGCTACAGGACCTTTTTTAAGGGTCAAAGTTGATGGAGTTGGACTAACATTAGAAGTATCGACGAAAAATGTGATCACTCCAGTTGCTGCTTTTCTTGATTTTGGTAAATATCCAATATTTTTTGCTAACGATACAACATTTTCTCTTAATGTTGCACTATCAATGAATACTTCACTCGCAACCATGTT